AAGGCTTGGTCCACGTTGGCCTGCAAAATGGCCATGGGCTCGCGGGTCTCCAGCAAGGCTTCACGCACCTGCTTGATGGACCCGGCATAGGCCAGCGTGTTGGTGATTTGCTCTTGCGTCATGGCCCCGGCGCTCAGGCCGTCGAACACGCTGGACAGGTAGGCCGGGAGTTCTGAGCCTTGCAACGCGGCGAACACGGCGCGGCTGGCTGCCAGGGCGATGGCGGCGTCTGACGATGCGGTTTCGCCGCCTGTGCTGTAAAACGAGTTTCCGGCGCGGGCGGTGAGTGCAAAGTTTGGCGACTCGCCATTTTTGCCCGTGTTGCCGCCATAGGCAAACGCGCTGGCCACGGTGCCAATTCCCAAAGACTTGGCCGCGCCTGCGTAGGCTGCCTGCAGGTCAGCCAGCATCTTGTCCACACCCGCGCTGGAGCCGTCGAAAAATGTTTGGTAGTCGGTGCGCTTGCCTGATGCGTCAAAGCTGGCGGATGCGTCACCTGTGCTGGATGTGGGGGTGCCGTGGTCAGCCAACGCAAGCACCGCGCCCGCTGCCAGTGCAGCCCAACCAACCGGACCCATGGCCGCCAATGCGCTGCCGATGGATGACCCAACACTTAAACCGCCCGCCACGCCAGACATGCCCGCCGCGCTGTAAGCTGCAGTAGCGCCCGCAAGGCTGGTGCCGGCCAAACCCGCCGACACACCCGTGGCAACGCTGGAGCCGATGGCGGCAAGTGTGGAGCCGCCGATAAGGGATGCTGCATTGAGAGCAGTGCCGATCATGCCGCCACCAGATGCAGCCTCTGCCGCATTAGCCGCACCGCTCAACCCCATAATGCCCGTGATGCCCTGCGCCACGGGTTGGACCATCACCCGCAGAACGTCCGTTTTTGTTTTGTTCTTGATGGTCTCCCAAAAATTATCAAAAAACGATTTGCCGGATTCGAAACCACGCATAAGGGCGTCAGTCCAGAATTTCTCAGACTCTTCGGCCGCTTTTTGGTTTGCCTTTTCCAGTTCATCAACGGCTTTTTTATTTGCTTCGCGGGCTTCTTTGGATCCAATCAGGCCAATCAGCTTCTTGCGGCCGTCTATCTCGCGCTGGATGGCGCTGGCACCCGCGTCGTTGCCGTTCAGACTGAGCTGGTCGGCCTGCGACTGAAGGCGCGCAATGGTGACTTGCTCGATGGCTTGGGCAAGGCTGATGTATTGGCTGGCTGCAATGATTGAGGCGGCTTCTTCATCTTGCAGCTTGAGCACTTGCGCGGCTATGGTGTCAGCGGACTTTTCCAGCGTGCCTATGTATTTTTCGTGCTCTTTGGTGACTTCGGCAAGGGCTTTGGCGTTGGCTTTTTCGGCGTCTTCGATTGCCTTTAAATTCCCCTTCGTGAACTCGTGAACGTGGGCGTCGTAGTCTTTCAGTTCTTTTTTGGCGGCCATCACGGCCTTAATCGAATCGGCTTTTTTGTAATTCTTGACCGCCAATGCGGAGACCAGCTCGACGTACTCTTTTTCTTCGAGCTTGCCATTTTTCAGCAGGGTTTGATACTTTTCCAGCGTGGGCAAATAATCAGCAGAAACGCCGGATGCTTTTTGACGCAGGGCAATTAGCTCCTCTTCTGATTTGGCGCTCTCCCTGTTGAATTTATCAATCGCTTGCGAAAATCTGCCTTCGCCCTCCTCCACTTGCCCAAGCATGGCCAGTCTTTGTGCAACGGCATCCCTTTTTTCGACCAGCTGCTGGCGCAATATGGCTGAGCTGGCACGGGCTGCAACGCTTTCTTTGTCCGCGCCTTTGGCCATGGTGGCGTCGATGTTGGCAATGGAGTTGTTCAGGCTGCCGATTTCCGCCCGCATGCCTTGCGCGCTGTTGGTGAACTTGTCAGCTGCTGCGGCCATGGTGCCCACGGCGGCCCCAACGGCGGCAATGGCGAGCACAACCGGGTTGGCTGCTGCCGCCACACCCAAAGCCACAACAGCCGTGCGAGCCTCATAAATGCGTTTGACAAGCAGGGCCAGGCCCACAGCAGTAGCGGCCCCGGCAAGCCCTCCGGTGATCAGGCCGAAAGCAGTCTCGTTTTCTTTGATCGCCTTGCCAACCGTGTCTATAGACCCCGACACGCCTTTGAGCGCCCCGGCAAGCGTGCCACTCGCGCCGCTGGCTGCGTCGGCAATGCCAATAAAGTTGGTCACGCTGTTGGTCAAAACGGTAAACGCTTGCCCAACCGTCAGGGTTGCACTCTCCATCTCTTTTGCAAGCTGCGGCCCAGCTTTTTCTAACGCGGCAATGACTTGCTCGCCTGTGAGTTGCCCGGCTGCGCCCAGCTCACGCAGTTTGCCAATGGGCACGCCCAAGCCGTCCGCCAATGCTTTGGCAAGGCGCGGGGTTTGCTCCATGATGGAGTTGAGTTCTTCGCCGCGCAAAACGCCGCTGGACAGGCCCTGCCCCAGCTGCACCAGGGCGGCCTGCATACTTGCCGCACTGCCCCCGCCAATGGTCATGGCTTGAGAGATGGACTGGGTGACGGTAAGCAAGCGCTCTTGCGACACGCCAAGCTCTTTGCCAGAGCGCGCAATGGCTGCGTAGGTGGTGCCCAGTTCGACAAACGAAACGCGGCCCTTTTGGGCAATGTCAAAGAGGGAGGTGTAGGCTTTGGCGGCCTCGGCTGCGCTGTTGCTGGACAGGCGCAGTTGTGTATTGAGGGTGGTGACGGCATCGGCCATCTTGACCATGGCGTAAACGCTGCCCATGGTGGCCATGGCCCCCAGTGCGGTTTTGAGGGTGTCCGCGCCTTGGGCTGCTTGCCGGGCGCGGCTGTCCAGTGTGCCCAGCTTGTCGCCCACGCGGTCCACATCGCCCACAACTTGGGCTGCGCCGTCAACCGACAGGCGTAGTTTTACTTCGTTACTGGCCATGCGGGGCACCTGTCAGATTAATTGGCTTTGTCGCGCTGCTGCTGCGCCCATGCGTTAAGCGCTGCGGCTTCCATGGCTTGCAGGCCGGCCCAAATTTCTGCCCACTGCTTTGTGGGCGGGATGCGCTCCACGCAGCGCAGGTAAACCTCGACGCCGCTGTAGTCCAGCCCGGTGCGCTCGCCGGTGCCGTCCCTGCGCCACTGGGTTTGGATACGGTGCCAAATGGCGTAGGTGCGCACGTTGCAGGGCCACAGGTAGCAAAACTCTTGCGCGATCTGGTCGGCTTCGCCTTGCTGCAAACCAAATGCCGCAAGGGCTTCATCAAACTGTTCTTGCGGTGCATCGTCAGCCCCTTGTGTGTAGAGTTCTCCGGTTGCCCAAACTCGGGCAACCTGCGCTAGTTTTTTTCTTTCGCGCCGCAGTCTTTGAGGTAGGCGTTGAACAAGATGGAGCCCACACCCATGACGTTGAGCATCATGGCCAGCGCCTCGGGGCTGAATGCGGCGGGTTCGCCGTTGTCTTCCAGCACCAAGCGCTGGCCACTCCAACCCGTGATGACCTCGGCCATAAAATCCTTCACCTTCTTGTTTTTCTCTTCCAGCCGCTCGGTAATTTCGTCTTGATCAAGCCGTTCAGCCGTGAACGAAAAGGCAAATAGCTTGTTGACCGCGCCTTCTTTCAAAGTGAACTTGACGCTTATTTCGGATGTGTTGCTGATGGAAAGTGTTTTCATGGCGAATTGTTCGGTTTTCTTGTGTGGTTGCTATTGTTTTAGTAGCTGCTCGCGCAGTACTTACCTGCGCTGCAGCCCTAAAACGCTTAGAAACTGGTGACGATTCGCACCTCGTCATTGCCGCTGGTGCTGGGCAGGCATTTGAGGTCCAAGGCCACCACGCGCTTGCCGTTGGCTTCGGCTTTTTGCATATTGATGATTTGCACACTGGGCAGCCACACCAGCACCTTTTGGTTGCTGACGGTGCCATGGCTCAGGCCCACGGTTTGCAGGGTTCCGGCTTCCATTTGCGCGATCAAGGCGGCCTCTTGGGTGGAGGTGAGGTCGAGCGTGCATTTGGCGGTGGCGTTGCGGCTGGTGCTGTCCACCGTTTCGCCGCCCAAAAACGGGTTGAAATCAACCTTGTTGCCAAGATCAATCTCGATGCCTTGTGAGGGGTAAGGCGTACCGGATGCAATCTCCGGGGCGGTGGATGTGCTATGGGTGCCGCCAAAGGTGAGGTCAAGCGTGTTGGCCTCGCTGATGATCTGCGGGGTTTTCCACGCGGTCAGTGTGGTGCTGGGGTTGCTGACCACGGTTGGCGTGCTGTACAGGCCCAAGAATTTGAAGCTCATGACCGGACGCTGGTTGATATTGAGCTTGAACATGGGTGCGCCGCGTGCGCCGACGGCTTTGTGCAGCAGGCCGTCGTCATACCAATAAATTGTGCAGCTGCCAAAGGCAGAGCTGACCGGGGTGTAGTCTGCACGGGTCACGGCGGTGAGGGTTTCGGCCATTGCGCAGGCCAAGAGTGCCGGACCCCATGCGGGGGCAACGGCTACCGTCGCGGATCCCGTCAGCTCAACGTCAAAGCTCATTTCGACATAACGCGAGCCAAGCAGCGACTCAGACGCGCCCAGGTAGGAGCGGATCAGGTCACGGTCTACCGCTGTGACGTTGAAAGGGTTGATGCTGAGGTTGCTGACCAGCATCGCATTGGAGCCGCCTGTGGGTGTGGGGTCGGTGCCGTAGGTGACTTCGGATTTGAGCAGGACGACGGTGTTGCGAATAAGACGGGTTGCCATGGGGGATTACTCCTGTACGGTAGAGGGGGTGATGAGGGTGAGCGCGCCGGTAACGGGGTCGCGCAGGTAGCTGCCACCGGCTGAGGGGGTGGAATCGGGCGGGGTTGCGGTCGGGGCAGCGGGGCTTGCGGGCACGGCGGCGGGGTCGGTCTCGGGCGCATCAAGCGTACCGGGCGCGGCTTTGGTAACTTTTGTCATGGGGTGCCTTAGGTAAGCGTGGCGCTGTTGGTGCGGTGGCGCACCTGCAGCATGAGGGTGACGCAGGCGGTGCTGTCTGCGTCGGCATCAAAGTCGTAATCAATACCGGTCAGGTTGAGGTCCATCACGGTGCCGCCCAAGCTGGGGTCGGCCATGAGCTTGGCGTAAACGTTGGCCAGCAAAGTGTCGGCGGCCAGGTCTGGCGTGGTGGTGGCGCTGCGGGCGTAACACTCCACGGCAATTTGGGTCGTGAAGTCAATCGGCGCGCCGCTTAACTCCATGCGCTCAGGGGTGGCTGAGAGGATGCGCACCACAACGGCATCGGTGTGCTGTGCGGCCATGGGGCGCATGCGGGCGCGGTAGATTTGGCTTGACACCGCTGTGGCCGCCGAGAGCGTGCTGACGATGGTGCCCACGATGGTGGCCAAGGCTGTGGTCACGAGGTGCGCTCCAGGTAGAGCATGCTGACGCCCGTGCCATCCGGCTGGTGCTCTGCAATGGTGTAGGTGACGCTGGCCACCACTGCGGTCAAGCCCACAGGGTTTGCGGGCACGCTGGCGGTGGGCAGGGTGAGCGTGGGCTGGGTGCTGGCAATGCCCATGCCACCCACATTGCCCGCGCTGTAGCCATTGTCGAAAATGCCCGTGACTGCAACACCGCCCAAGGTTGCACTTGTGTTTGCCAGGTGCGCGAAAACAGCCGTGTTTAAACGGGTTTCGCGCGCTGCAAATGGTGCGGTGGCCATGGTGCGGGTGCCGTCTCAGGGTTTGGCTGGCTTAGGTCGCTACTGGAACGTATTGGCCGATCTTCATCACCACCGTGCTTGACGGATTGGCTGCAGCCTCAACAGCCACACCGATGCATTGCTGCGCGGAGGTGGTTTTGTTGACGACCTTGTTCGTGGCATCCCAAAACAGGCGGTCGCCAACAGAGATTGCCAGCGCGCTGGTTTTGCCGATGGTGACGACGCCTTCGGTGATAAATTCGCCAGCGGTGCTGATGGCAACATCGTTAACGGCAATGCCGAACAGGCCTGCGCCGAACAGGTAGCCAATGCCACTGTCAACGGCGGCGGCGGGGGTCAGGGTGAGGGTTTCACCGGATTGTTTGAATGTGATCATTTGGGTGACTCCAAGGTTTAAGGGGTTGGTCTACCGGGGCGGTGTGCAGCCCCGGTGGCGGCTGTTACGCCGTGGCTTTCAACAAGCCGCGATAGTCCACAGCCTTGGCGGCAAAGTCGAGGCGGCATTTGTAGGAGACGCCGTCGGTTTCAAAGCCGATTTCGGACTCGATGACCGGGCCTTCTGCGCCGTCCAGGTAGCAATATTCAACCGTGTCCACTTGGCTGTTGCTGGCTGCCAAGTACCAAGCTGTAGAGCTGTTGGCATCCAGCACAGGTTCAACCACTGGCGTGACGGCGGTGCGGCCACCGGCGCGGAATTCGTTGATTTCCGCTTTGGTGCTTGGCACGTAGTTGGCGCTGGTGAGGTTGTAGGCGGTTTGCTCCAGCGCGGCGGGCACGATGAGGTAACTTGGGGCCAAGTTCAGCTCTTCGGATTGCAGGCCTTTTTGCAGGCGCATGCTGGTGCGGCCTGTGGTGAGGGTGCCGATGGCCAGCGCGCTGGAGGTGATCAGGTTGGCATGGCCGCCTGCGGTGGTGACTGCGGTGGCGTTAAACAGTGCGCCGCCGTCTGCCAGGTTGGCATTGGCGGTGAGCTGGCTGTAAACGGTGCGGTTTTCCAAGCGGCGGGCGGCGAAGCCAAAGGCGGACACCATGCGCTCGAAAGCGCGCAGGTCGTCATTGACGATGGCTTGACGGGTGAGGGACACAATGCGGCCATAGGTCAGCATGGCGTAGGTTTCTCCGCCGTCGGTCATGGCACCGTATTTGAATTCACCAGCTTCGTTGGTTTGCAGCAGGTCTGGCGCACCAGCCAATTGCACGACGCTCATGTTTTTGAAGTCCGGCGCGTTGGGTGCCCGGCGTGCCCACAGGGCGTAAGTGCCTGCGTTTTCGTCGTAGGCGCTGCGCAGGCGCTTGTTGGCCACGTTGGCGAACAGGGTGCTGAAGTCAGACGTGCCCATGGGGCCACCGGCGCGGAAGTTGAGCATGCGGCTGGCCAGCGTCATGCGGTCAAGGCCACGGGTGTTTTGTCCGTGGGCTTCCAAGAAGTCGCGGCCCATTTCGATGAGGCTCAGGCCCCGGTATTGGCGGCCATTGTCGTCCAGCTTGGTGCTGGCGGCTACGCGGTGCAAAATGGCTTGCTCAATGCCTGCCATGCGAACGGTCATTTCGTCTTGCACGGTTTCGATGCGGCCCACATTGCGGTGGCCGCCCGATGCGCTGTCGCGGCGGGCAAGTTCATCCAGCACGGCACGACTGGCTTGCTCGATGGTGTTGCCAGCGCGGATCATGCCGCTGGCCAGTTGCGCTACGCCGTGGCGGGCGCACAGGTCAACAATGTCGGCAGCGCGGGTGTCGGGTGCGGCAACTGCGGGGGCAGTGGCTGCGGGGAGCGTTGCAGCGGGGGCTGCAGGCGCAAGGGTTTGGGCCGTGGCGGTGGTGCCGCCGTCGGCGTTGATGTTTCCGGGCATGGAGCGTCCTTCTGTGGTTGGGGTTGGGGTTGCGGCGGAAATGCCCACCGTGGGCGTTAACTCTGTGATGGCGCAGGGGTAGCTGCGCACCTCGTGGCCAGCGGCGTCTTGCAAGCGGCCACCGACGCTGCGGACTTGGCTGTCCATGTCCGCAGGGATGGGGGTGAGGCTGACTTCCATGGGGGTCCAGCGCGTGACGCGGTAGGTCCACATGCCGGTAAGTTCAGCCGGGGCGATCATTTCAATGGCGTCGCGCACGTAGCCCACGCTGACGTTGCGGATAACGCGGTCTTCAAGGTCTTGCACGATGCCGCGCACGCTTTCGCGGCGGCTGAGCTGGCTTTGCACTACGCCTTCACCGTTGCTGATGGTGGGCTGGTCGCACACGCCAATTTGGTCTTCGAGGCTGTAGGCGCTGTGGCTGTTGAGCAGCGGGGCACCGCGAATCAGGCGCTCGGTGTTGATGGCTTGAGGGGTAACGTCGAGCTGCTCGATGTAGTAGCGCCCGTTTGTGTAGTCAAAGCGGCGCACCGGTGCGCCAGTGGTAAAGACCAATTCAAAGCGGGCAGCTGGGGCGGTGTCGCCCGCACTGGCGTCGGCACGGGTGACGTTGCGGACTTCCATTTGCAGGCCCGCCAGTGGCAGGTCTGCGGTGCGGGTTTGGATTGCGGTTTGTGCTGGCATGTCCGGCACTTTGCCGGGCTTGCTGTCTCAGTTTTAGGAAAAGTGGGACGATTTTCGAATCAGAGCCGGTGCGGCTGCAAATCAGGGTTCTGATCGGTCTCGCCACTGTTTTTGCCGGGTGCGGCTGGGCCTGATTGCGGCTTTGCCACTGCCTGCGGCGCTTGGTTGGTTTGCAGCTGCAGCATGATTTCCAGCGTGCCATCCGTGCGCAGGCGGTCAAAGTCGCGCTTCATTTCGGCAAACACCAGCTCGGGCTTGTAGCCTTGGCGGCGCAAAATCTCACTGATGCTGGTAAACCCGCCCGACACGGCGGCCAGGTCGGCTTTGACGTCCTGCTCGGGGTTGACGTATGACCACTTGGGGGTGGACCAGTCCACGCCGTAGTCTTTGGCTTTCATGACCCCGGCCATGCTGGCAGCGTCCACAAAGGCGCGCCAAATGGGCTCGCACAGGCGCGGAATCAGGGTGAGCCACTGCATTTGCTCGGCGTTGCGCCGGAATTCGAGCATGCTGACGCGGGCGCTGGAAAAATTCACTTCGCGCACGTCGCCGGTCATCATTTCGTAGGTGACGCCCATGCCGCTGGCGATGAGGTGGAGCTGGTATTTGACGTAATCGACATACCCGCCTGCGGCCTTGGGCTCCACCACGGTCAGGTTCACGCCGCTGGGGATTTGGGTGATGCCGCCACTGGCCAGGGTGCCCAGCTCGCCCGTGTTGCGCACGGTGGTTTGGGCTTCGCTTTCGGTCATGCTCATGGCGGATACGTCGCCACTGGCGAGCACACTCAGGCGGGTTTCCAAGTTTTTGCGTTGCAATTCAGCGTCTTCGTACAGCTGCACATCACGCACGCGAGCGATCACCGGGGCCAGCCGGGTAAAGCCCCTGCCTTGACCGGGGCGCTGGGGGGCGTAGAGGTGAATAATGCGCTCGGCCGGCACGGGGTAGCTGCTGGTTTTGGCGCGGCGGCCTGAGACCAGCTCGCCGGGGTGTTGGTCCCACAGCCAGTAGTAAACAATTTTGCCCAGCTGGTCGTATTCGATGCCGTTCAAAATGGTGTTGGAGCCGTTGGCCCCCATTTTTGAGCTGTCCAGCCAGTCAATCTCCAGCACCTGTATTTGCAGGGGCACGGGCAGGCCGTCTTCCGGGCGGCGGGCGCGCAGGCGAATCAAAACTTCGCCGTCTTGCTCCATGGCGCGGTAAGCCAGGGCTTGCAGGCCGTAGAGGTCTGAGCAGCCATCGGCGTCGCACACTTTGGCCCACTCGTTCCAGAGTTTGTCCACCGCCGTGGCGTTGGTGGAGAGGCTGCGCGGGGTGATGCCGGTGCCAATGGTGTTGGACACCAGCGATTCAAGGCCCCGGGCAATGTAGGGCACGTTTTGCACGAGGGCGCGGGCGCGGGTGCGCAAAATGGCACCGTCGGCAAGGTGGTCGGTGTTGGCGCTGGCACCGCTTCGCCGGGGTCGCCAGCCGTCTTTTTGGCTTGCGCCCTCGTAGGCCCGGGTGAGCATTTCGCGGGCGCGCAGGCGGCGCAGGCCTGCGTTGGGGTTGATGTAGCCGACAAAGCGGTCAATGAGGGTGGTGGCGAGGCTGGCCATGGTTAATCTCCCCGCGCAGTGGAAAAGCGCACTTGGTAGCTGCCACGGCGCACGCTGCTTGTGCTGGCGGTGGCTGTGGCGGCGAGTTCGGCACTGATGATGTCGCGCGCTTTGATGAGTTCATCAATGCTGCGGTACATGACCATGCGCCCGGCCACCTCAATTTTGAGTTCGCCAGAGGCCACGGCTGCATTGACTGCGTCGAGGTCGGTTTGGGTGAATGCCATGGTGGTTTGCCGCTTTGTGTGTGCCGTGTCAGGCCACCACGGTAAACCCGCGTTTGTCTCATTTCCCGGAAAAGTGGGACGGTTTTTCTTGACCGGACTGTTTGAGCACCCGGTACACGGTTGATCGGCCAATTTGCAGCCGTCTGGCTACCTCGGAGGCATTGCGGCCATTGAATAAGGCCAGCACTTGGCTGACTTGCTGCTGGCGGGCCGTGGCGGGCTTGCCTGCTATGTAGCACTCTTCGCCTTTGAATTCGGCGCGCACGGCGGCTTTGTGCTTTTGCACGCTGGCACTGATCTGGGGAAACTCGGCCAGTATGTAGTCAAAAATGCGGTCTACAAGGTCGGGCTCGGCTGCAATGAGGGCGTCTAGGTCGGGGGTTTTGTCGGGCATGGTTACCAATCTCGGCTGAAGGTACGGGCGGGCGCATTTCGTGGTGCAGCGTTGGTTGGCAGGGTGGGCGCTTCGCTATTCTTTTGATAGCTGATTGCGCTTGGTGGGTGTGCGGGAACGGGTGTTTTTATGCCTGCATTGTCATTGTCGGCTTGGCCGGTGATGCGGGCCTGCAGGGCATCCCAGTCGGCCTTGGTGTGGCGGTGCAGGCGCACCTCGGGGTGGTGGGCGGCGGCGTAGGCGTAGACCCAGGTGTCCAGTGGCTCGTTGCGGGCACCTCGGCGGTT